TTGGAGTTTTTCGATTGTCGCGCTCTGGGCGTTGATCACTCGATCCTGCGCTTCGAGGCGGCTCTTCATGAAGTTCCACATGAGCGCGGCCAAGGTTGCGACTGCGCCCGAAAGCGTGCCGATCGTGGCGAGTATCCATGCGATGGGGAGTTCGATCATGCCCAGAAAATGTTAGGTGTGGATTCGTCCGTGGGGCGTTGTTCGCCGGAGGCAGATGACCACGCGATGAACTGCTCGCCGCCTGCGGGAATCGGGATGCCGACGAGATCTCTGAACAGGACCCACCATTGCCCATCGCCGTTGTGCTCGCCAATGATGCAAAGCGCGTATTCGTGTGACGCAAGTGTGATCTGCTCGTTGCCATCCTCGTCGATTACAGCAAATCCGTTGGCTAGTCCGAACTGGACTGCGGTGGCGCGGTCTGGGAATTTCAGCAAATAGTCGGTCATACTGTAAGGGCTTGGAGTTTTGCGTTGGGGAGGCGTTTTTTGTAAAAGCGGACGGCGGCGATGTGGATTCCAATTGAGCCGAATCTAATTGTGTTAGCTCCAATGTTCACATTGGATGGCGGAGTATCGGCGGCTAACAAGTTACCATTAAGAGATCCTCTTACATTGTCTGTCGCATAGGCGATAGCGGCAGTGTAACCAGAAGAAGTGGATGTGGTAGCGGTTTGGTATTGAGCGGGTCCACCTGAAAACAAGGAAATCTCCACTGGCGAAGTCACCCCTGATCTTAAGCCACCAAAAACCACTCCAAGGCGATTGCCAGAGTAAGATAGGCCATTAAATATTTCAACAACAGTGTTATATGATGTTCCTCTCCTAAATTCCTCAACCTTAACGGTCAACGTCCCCTCGCTCTGATTATAGAACCCACTAAAATCATCTCCCGTAATGTTGCACACATCCGCGCTACGGGCCAATGTGCCAGTCGTCGTCGGGATGTAGGAGGTCGGGAAGGAGCCTGCTTCTACCTGTGCGCCCCAGAGGAGGGACGATTGAACCCCGTCTCCTAAATAAGACCTGTTAGCCCAAGTCCCATCTCTCGATAATCTTATATCAAGAGTAATGGATGCGGCAGAGGTTGCGACAACTGAAAACTGAACTCTATACCAACCATCTGGATAGGCTGTGGAACTAACATTTATAGGAGACCCCGGAGATCCAATACCAGTCGATGTTCCTCCGTTGGTTAAATTCACGGATATAAAGGAAGCTACAACTAAATTTGTTGCTCCAATCAATAAAAACTGGTTACTTGATGGTTTTCTTTTTACAAATACTGAAAATGTATATGTTGTCCCAATGGTTGCGGTTGCGGCGTTCTGGACGCAAGTATGTGCAGCATTCAGAGAATCCTCTACCAGTTCGTTCGCAGTTGATGCTCCAGTTGGTGCGGTGTATAGGGTTCCAGAAATGGATGAGTTTGCTTTAGTCCAAGTTGCATTTCCGAAATCTTCACTTCTCTGAAGCAAATTCGTCCTCGACTCCTCGATCAGCAAGCCACGGCAGTCGCCAGCAGTGGTGTGGTCGAAGCGGGGGCCGCGATAGCCGATACGCCATGATGTGAATGTTCCGCTGCCACCGATGCTGGTCATGTTGCAAACCAGCGACTGCGTGGCTGCATCGTAACTGGTGACAGTTCCGACCATGAAGTTCGACCCATTCGATGCCTCGACGGCATCGCCAACGCGCCAGAGTTGATCTTGCCCGGCGGTCGCTGCCAGAGTGAATGTCCGGCTGCCTGTGCCGATCGTGTTCGAGGTGGTTGAGGTATCGACCCCGTGGATCAGACCATCGCTCCCGATGTAGGTTGCGCCACTTCCTCGCGTAAAGGTCGGTGTCGGGCCGACGCGAGCGGTCAGCGATTTGGTCGCCGCAAACGGCAGGTCGAGCGACAACTGGTCGTTGCTCGATAGGTTCGACCGCGATGTCTTGAGGATCATCATATCAGGTTGCCGCTCAGGTTGTAGACTCCGCTTGCGACGCGCATGAGCGAGGCCGGTGCGTGCTGGCCTGCGGTGGCGAGTAGATTTCCGAAGCTATTGATCGTTGCGCCGGAGCCAGCGACGAAGGTCACGCGGCCAGTGCCTGCTTGGATGATCATGCAGCTAAACCCAGCCGCGAGCGTCGATGGCACGGTGATCGTCACGGCGGATGATGCTGTGCAGCGCACCACGCGGTTGTTGTCGGTATCGGCGAGCGTGATCGATGTCGCTGCGTTGTCGGCGATCGTCAGCGAGGGCTCTGGGCCGGTGTTTCCGATGTCTCCTTTGTCACCTTTGTCACCGCGTGGGATCGCGAAGTTGAATACAGCGGCACCGCTTGTGCCTGTGTTCGTAATCGATGCGTTTGATCCCGCCGCTCCAGTGCTGACTGCGCCGAGCGAGATGGTGGCGGCGTTTCCTGTGTCGCCTTTGAGTCCTGTCTCCCCCTTGTCACCGCGCGGGATTGTGAAGGTGAGAGTCTGTGACGGCGCGTCACCACCGACACTTACGCTTGCGGTCGATCCCGCTTCGCCGGTGGTGACGCTAGCGATGGAGAGGGTGTTGGCTGGGCCAGTGTTTCCGACTTCACCTTTGTCGCCGCGTGGGATGGTGAAGTTGAAGGTTGCGGCACCTGCGGTGCCGGTATTGGTGATGGCTGCATTCGAGCCTGCTGCGCCGGTCGACACGGTGCCGAGCGATAGCGTCGCGGCATCGCCTTTGTCGCCTTTGACTCTGCCTAAGTTAATGGTGGCCATGGTGTGGGTGTGCGTGTGTTAATTAAGGTCGAGTATCAAATCCCCGGAGGTGTTGATCGAGAGGCTGGGCGGGATGTCGTCGTCGTAGTGGACGAGCAGGTCTGCATCGGAGAGGCTGAAAGTGTATCTGCCGGGGCCGCGTTGAAGGACGAGGTTGAGCGTCTGCTGTGGCGCCGAGCCGGTGATGGTCGCCGATGGTGCGTTGCCAGAAGTGACGCTGCCGATCGCGAGCGTGTTCGGTGGACCCGGCAGGCCTTGCTGAAGCTCAATCTCGGTGACGAGCTGGCCGCTTGGAGTTTGGACGATGTCGATTTCGTTGATGGGCATGGCTCGTTAGCGGGGGCTGTAAGGGGTGACGGTGCGATCGATCACGACCTTGATCGTTTGACTCCATTGGTCGCGGCTCTCGGGATTCGTGAACCGAATGTCCATGACATGCGTGCCGGGCTTGAGGTCGGCGGTGTCGAAGTCGATCGAGACTTTGCCCAGGACGATCGACGCGGCCATGTCGACCGGCGATGACTGACCATTGGGCATGATAGCGGCACCGACCAACCACGACGAATCGAGCGTGATCGCTGTGCCGTTTTGCTTGGCAGTCGCGAGCAAGGAAAGCCGCTCGCCTTGCGATAATGTGATGGTGCCGGGCATCAGGTGACAGTGAAGGTGACGGGTTTGGTGACGGTGGTCGTTTCGGTGGAGTTGATTTTGCGGCAGGACAGCGTGACCGTGGAAGTGGATGTGCCTGGCGTGGTAGGTGTTCCGGTGATCGCTGCGCTTGTGCCAGTGCCGCAGACCAGTCCCGCAGGCAGGCCGGTGGCGCTCCATGCAAGGACGGCTGAGACATCGGAAGCGCGGAGCGCGATGTTTACACTAGTGCCGACAGTCAAATTTTGGTTCGAGAGTAGGATGGCTGGATCACCCGCTTCGTTGACGGTGTAGACAATGGTTTTGGTGGTGTTGATGGTTTCGCTGGTCTCTGAGGTTTTGTAAGAGGTCGCGATCGTGACATTGTAAGTGCCGCTTGCCAGAGGTGTGCCGCCGATGAAACCGGAGAGGAATCCATCGGGTGAGCCGGTGTATCGCATGCCTGCGGGGAGTCCGGTGACGCGGGTGTAAATAGTCTGGTAGACTGAGTTGAATGTGACCTTTATGTTTTGAGTGACTCCCACATCCATCAGGAGATCACCATTGCGGATGACGGCGGACGGTGCGGCGGCTGCTGTGACTATGAAGCTCGTGGTCACTTCTGCTGCTGCATGATAATTGGTGTTACCCGCTTGGTTGGCGGCCAGTACCACCGTGCCTGCTCCAGTGATTGTCACGGTGTTGCCGGAAATCGTTGCCGGGCCAGACTTGACGCTCAAAGACACTGGCAAGCCACTGCTGGCCGTTGGCGCTGTGACCGTGAACTGGACGTCGTTTGTGGTTTTGTTGCTGATGCTGGAAAAAAGCCCGATCGTCTGCGGTAACTTGTCGATCGTGCTCGATATAGTCGCAAGCGTTTTCGATGTTGCGCCAGTACTAGTAATGTTAATATTTCCGCTGTAAGTTGCAGGTGCTGCGCTTGGAGAAAGCCTTAAATAAAGCGTGGTTTCAGCGAGTTCACCGACGGTTACACTTCCCCCAAAATTACTTGATGAATTTCTAGAGACTTGGAATCCGTTTGGTACTGTGACCGTGATCGGTGCGTTCAAATATTCGCCCCCCACTTTAAAGCTCGTGGTATCCGAGGCTGTGCCGAAAACTGTGGTCAACTCTCCCAGATCACCAGAGATATAAATTTTAGGGCCAAATGTCGGCGCATTTTCGACGATGATTTTTAATGGAAAGTAGGTGGCGGCTACTATATAATCGAAATCACCACCACCATCATTCAAGCTCCTGAATTTCCGGTATTTAACAAGTATTATTGTACTATAAACCCCAAGTGCTGAAGAGTTTGAAAAAATAGCCGAATATCCTAAACTTTGCGAAACATTATCTATTGTGAAGCCCCCAGGTTGTCCTGCGGTAAAACTAAACTCCAAAAAATTGGCATAGCCTTGTTGATTACTATAATAAAATGGCACTAATTCACCCTCCGGCCCGTAGACATCAAGAATATCATCAAGGGCCAAACTCAGTGGTGTGCTATTATAAAAAACAATACCATTCTTGTAGGCGTCGTTGAGGCGAACGGTGAGCGGTGCTTGGGGCATGATTTCGCTTGGTTGGTGGGTCCAAGCTGAAAGGCTTTGTCAAAATCTCACCACTTGCCGATCGGGCATTTTTCCGAGGCCATTCGCAGCTTCGCCTGCGTCGAACACCCGCACTTCCGGCAGCGTCCAGTTCCCGCCATGCCGGCAGCGTCCCACAGGTCACAGGCTTTGCAGGTATCCATGCGGCTGGCGAGCGTGTCGGGATCGGTGGTGGTGAAGCCAGAGCCCGCCCATTTGACGAGCGATGAGCCGAGGTTTGCCATCATTTGCCCGGTGCTCAGTTCCGGGTTGAGACAGGCAGCACATTGCCCCGGCCACGGCTTGCCGCCATGCTTGCCGACCGCGCAGGTGTATTGCCCTCGGTCTGCGGCTCTGGACTGATGGGGGCAGATCATGAAATGGCAACCTCAATCCATGTTCCAGTTGGGTCATTTTGCGGGTAGTCTGGGTATTTTCCATCTCCATATCCATAACATGGGCCGCCACCTGAGGTTAGCGAGATAGCAGAAAAACTCCATCCAAGATCTGTGATTTCTAATTCAGCACCACCAGCACCGCACCCATCCGCAATGAATGGAGCACTCCAAGTGCAGCTATCAAAGCGAACCAAGGTGACGGTATAGTTTTCGGTTTCGTCGGATTTCGGCCAAGTCGCGGTATACTGATCCAAAAACAAATCTTTGATTCCGCCCGAAATCAAATGGTCTTTTTCGGTTCTTACTCCGTTGCGGTAAACCGCCCACTTTTCACCCTCAAGAAAAACGCCATTGGTTGTGTTGCCGTAACTTGTGCCGCTCTTAGATAGCGTAGTGCCAAAGAAATTGATTGAGTCAGGAAGGTTCGCTGAATCGGCAGTCCATTGGTCAAATGTCGGATTGCCATTCTCATCGTTTCCAACCTCGACTAGGTAAGCAGGGTAAGCAAGACACGAAGAACAGCATTCGCAACTAGCCTTGGTTTCGCTACCGACAACCGAAACGATCACCTTCTTGTTCCCCTGCGCATCCTCTTGGTATTTGATCGTGGGCATGGATTAACAGGATTCCGTTCCGATCCATTGGATTTCACCGTCGATGCAGCCGAGCACATGCGTGCCAGATCCGGGTACTTGAGGCAGCTTGAGCTTTCGACCTGTGTATTGGGAAACTCCAACATCTTCAATCCAGTCCTCATGGGCGTCGAGCGCAGCGTAGGTGAAGTTCTTCATCAAATCCGACGCCGAGATCCGGTACGGATAGCCCGTGCCATTCGCCGAGGGCGCGGCCTTGACTTTCTGTTCGAAATCGATGGGTAGTTTGATGTCAGCCATGGGGCTATAATGCTGTTATTTCTCTTCCAGTAACTGTTAGAATTTCTAGATCATTCGCCTCGAATGATATTGTTGCTTCTTTATAGAAGCCGAAATTGTTTTCTTGATACGATTTCATCTCTGAATACAAAGACCCGCCCAGTAAGTAAAACAAGCCATAGCGATAAAACACGAACATCAAAGAATTCATGTATCTTGTAATGGTTGGATTGTCTTGGTTTCCAGACTGCACTTCAATCATTGCGTTTTCATATCGCTGTATACGCACTGATGAATTGATCGAAGTTTCAAGAAATTTTATATTCGATGGGTAATTCTGATAAATCGCAGGGTTTTCTTGAGTGAATGTGTGATTGTATGAAATCGAATCCGAGGAATAACGAAGGCCCAAAATTGTGCTAAGCTTTTTGGTTTTGGTCTCAATCCCCGTCATGTTCACTCTGCCGTACGCGCTCACGATGAACTCGGTGAAGCCATTGTCTCGTTTCTTCTCTTGCGGCTCGGGAAATATCTTGAGGCCGTCCGTTGCGGGGTAACTGCCACCGGGCATTTCGCTGCCGACCGCGAGTGCATTGCGATTCGTTGCGGCGTCTGATGTCGGGCAGACGAATGACTGGTCGACGCGGATGAGGCCGCTGGGGAATGTCGAGACCGTGCGCTCGCCGGTCGCGAAGAGCCCGCCCGGTGTTTTCTGGTAGATGATCGCTGGCATTTGGTAATGTGGTGGGTGTTAGTATCCGAGGGCTGACTGCGGGAGTTTCTTTTCAAGTTTGGTGACAAGGTCGCGGATTGCTTCGATTACTGGCTTTATCTGATTCAGAATATCTGTGCCTTTCGAACTGCTGAGGCCAAGATCAATTTCTTTCGAGAGCTGCGAGCGAATTTTTTCGACGCTGCCGCTGGCGTTAAGATTTACCTCCACAGCCTCGGAGCCTAGTTTTTTGATGCTATTATCAAGCTCTTTGACCTTGGCGTCCGCTGACGATGTGTTGGCGTCGATCTTGGCTGTTCCGTCTTGGATCAGATCGATGGCTTTCTTGAGGTCTTCGACGCTTTTCAATCCACTCGCTTCGACAGCCAGTTTGGTTTGCTTTTCGTTGGGAATACCATCGAGCATCTTTCTTACCTCCGTTACGGATGAAAGGCCTGAAGTCTCAATCAGTAACCTTGCATCTTTTGTGCCTGGGAATGATTCGAGCGCTTTGGCCGCTTCTTCAATGCTATCCTTGCCCGTGATCTTCATCGCGAGCTCAGCCGTTTTTTGATCTGGCACACCATTGAGCCTGCTTTCCAGCTCAGCTATATCGTCGACACCTATGGCTTTTGCGGCGGCCTCGATCGATTTGTCTTCAATGGCATTGAGGATGTCGCGAGCTTTCCCAAGGTCATCAATGCCGGTTGCCTCGATTGCGATTTTAGCTCTTTTTTCTTCAGGGATTCCGTTGATCTGCTCCTTTAACTCCTCAAGACTGAGCCCGGTTTTTTCCAAAACCAGTTTTATCTGTTTGGAATCTGGGAAAAAATCGAGCTCTTTTTTGAGTTCTGCGAGGTTGTTGAAAGAACCTGCATCAAGTGCAAGTTCCACGGTTTTCTGATTGGGCATTCCGTCCAGCGCATTGCTTACTCTTTTGATCTCAGCTTCCGCTTTATCAGCGCCATTCATTTTGATCCCGATGTTTTTTTCATCTGGAACCGCTCGGATATTATTTCCGAGGTTGAGCATTGCATCGGAGAAGTTTTTAGCTGTGCCTCCGACTGCCGCAAAAACCTGCTGCAATGGAGACAATGACTCATCCTGCATTTCCTTGAGCGATGTGCGAAGCTCTTGGGTTGTTTTGACGGCTTCTTCGCCGAAAATTTGTTGCTCTGCAAGTTTCGATGTGAGGTCAGAGACTTTCTGGATGTCTTGCTGTACATCAAAGATCGGATTTATTTCACCGTATGCACGCTTAAACTCTTCAGGGAATGCTGAAGCTGCGTTTTTGAAGTCGGTTTTTATGGTTCCGGCGCTGGCCTTCATTAGATACTCGAGACTGCTAATGCTGTCTGAGGTTACATCTATGCTTTCTTGGATCGCCTTGATGGTATCAGTGCTAAAAAGCCCTGTGGCTTCCATGATCGATTTCACGGAGCGCTTGAACGAAAGTTCGACACCTAGGCCGAGTTTTTCGAATTGCATCGAGATCATCGACCAAATGGTGCTATCCGGTCCTAACACTTCGACGATGAACCCGCCGACGGCTTTTAGTGAGGCGACGAAATTCTTGTAAATCTCGTTGGCTGTTTGCTTTGTTTGAAGAAGCACCGAAGCAAAAGCTATTTCAAAAGCAAGAGATAGGTTTCCAACCTTGAGAGCCTCCAGTGCTTTAGAAAATCCATTCATCGCCTCCCTGCCACCAATGAACGCATCAGCAAGGCGTTGACCGAAACCTGCGGCATCGAATTTTGAGAAGGCGGTGGTGAAGAGCTCGAGTGCTGGGAGCGCTCTCGACATCACGCCTGCGGCGAACTCCATGAGCTTGCCTTTAATGATCTCGAACTTGTCGCCGATGGTATCGAATACATCGCTGTTTTGATCCATGATCTTGGTCATCGATCCAAGTTCATCCTGTGCGTTTCTGAGCTCCCCTGAAAAACTGGTGAGAATCGGAAGAAGCGAGCCACCTAGTTTCGTGCCAAACACATCGGAAGCGACTGCGACTCTTTGTGTGGGATCTTCAATCGCTGCGATCCTCTCTGCAAATATCCGCATCTGCTCGATCGGTGTTTTGCCTTGAAGCTCTTGCAATGTGATCCCCAGCTGAGCCATTGCTGCTGTTTGCTTATCACCGCCATTGGCAGCGTCCTGCATGAAGTTTTGCAGTTTGTTGATGACGGTGCCAACCTTCTCCGCCCCGACGCCTGTATTATCAAAGGCGCGCTCGAGGAGAAGGAGTTGCCCAGCCGTTTCGCCGGTGCGGGCTTTGAGGTCCGAGAGCCTGCCGCCGAGGTCGAGTGCTTCCCCGAAGCTATCGATGACGGCTCTTGTCGCTGCGGCTGCCAACTCCATCACCTTCATGCCAGCGGCGAACGCAGCGCCTGCCACGCCTGCCGCTGCACCGATCTTGCCGAGACTCAAGTGACCGCGTTCTCCAGCGTCCTCGGCTTTCTTGCCCATGGTCCTTGCTTGATCGCCAAGCTCGTTGATCTTTGGTGATGTCTGAGCCGCCTCACCGCCCATGCCTTTGAGGCGCTTCTCAAGCGACTCGACCTGTCCGATGCGCTTCATGGTGCTCTCGAGCTCCGACATCGATAGGTCACCGGACTTCACCTTGTCTTGGAGGCCTCCGAGCTCTTCCTGAAGCTTCTTCAGGGTTTTCTCGAGCCCGACATCCTCTGCTCCAAATTTTACTGTGGAATCGCTCATACGGCTGAATCAGTTTCTTTTTTTGTGGTGGCTGGAATGTCAGAGCCTTTCTTGGCGGCTGCTTGGAAAATCTTCTCAAGTGACTTGATCATGCGCTCACGGGCGATGTTCATCGCCGCCATTTCTTGCCTCTGGTCCAATAGCTTGCGGATGTAGGGGGTGGAGTTGGTCATTGTGAAATGCGGCTCATCCTTGTCGTTCGAACGGTCGCTGACGCTGAAATTCTTGCCCTTGTGCCGTTTGGCATAGGCGGGGATTCCGCGAGCACCATCGCCGCTAATGCCACCGATCTCACGCGCACACTCTGCCCATCCGCCCTTAGCGTAGCCGATGCGCTTTGAGACCTCTTCGATGTAGCTCTCGAGCTCGCCGGTGCTCAGGTAGACTTTGCCGGGTGGTAAGTTCGTTCGACCGCTTTTTCTTTTGATGTGCTGCGTGTGCGCGGTTTTCGCTGATGAAACACCTGCGATCTTGATGAAATCCGACTCACTGTGAATCATGCCGATATTGACCATGATCTTGGCTAGGATGTCATAACGGCCTGCGTTCAACACCTTGACCAATCGATCTCGGATTTTTTCATCTTGAACCGATTTCTCAAAACGCTCGCGCAGGCTTTCTTTGTCCTTGATGACTTTCTTGATGTCGAAAGATACCGTCTTCGACTGGCGATCCAGAGCGGCAGGCCCATCGCTCGGGCCGGTCGTGAACGCCTGTGTTCGATTGGCGAGTTGAACGCAAGCCAGGCGAGCGTAGGCCCGCACGAGATCGCGCACCGAGCGACCGCTGACCTGCTGGTATTTATCCAGCATATCCTCGATGTCATTCGTGTAGGCGGTCATTGGCATGGCGTTAATTTCTCGAATGCGTCTTCAATTAACTGCAGTGAGTCAAATTCGGACACAGCCTTGTTTCTCGACCAGATTCGCTGACGATTGTGGGCGTAGTCCTCCGCATGGAGGATCTGCAAGCCTGCCGCGAACGGCAGGTCTTCCATGATCTCGCGGTATCCCCAGCCGGTGATCGAGGCGATGCGCCAAGCATAGCCAGCGAGCCAACCGGGGCTGTTCAGTTTCCCGGCGCTGAGGCTGAGTTTTCTTGCTCGCTTGAGCTGGCGAACCATTCCTCGATGCGTGAGTTCATGAGCGTCGCGAGCTCCTTGATCTCGTTTGAGGATGGGTCGTTTTTGTCCATCCATCGGTCGACAGCTTCGATGAAGGTGTCGTGGTCGTTGATCACCTTGCGGATCTCGACGCGGGGTGCTTCGTGGATGTAGGCGAAGGCGCTGGCGCGCCAGAGGATGTCCATCTCCGGTTGCAACACCTTGTTGCGCTGCATCCAACTCACCTCGGTGGCGGCGGTGGTGCGTAGCTCCCAGCGGCTTGCCTTAGCAGGCCCACTGGTCATGCCCTGCTCGCGCAGGACTTCGTCATCTTTTACTAGTTCAATTTTCGTGTCTTTTTTCATATATGTGTGGGGGTTGGAGATCAGAGCAGCGCGGCGAACTTCTTCTTCGTCTCTTCCGAGGCGGTTTCGCGGATCGCGATGCGGCGGCCATTGCGCTCGATGACGACATCGCGCGGTGTGTTGCGGATCAGATCGATGAACTCGTCGCGGTTCTGAAGGACCGCGCGCATGTAGTTGATCGGGTGCTCGGGATCGCTCTCGGCGAAAAACTCGGCACGCTTGGTGAACTTCTGGAAAACATCGAAGGCGCTCTCTCCGTTGTGCGGGTGCGAGGCCTTGAACCAGAAGATGGTGGTCTCGTTGCCGTCGCTGCGGACTTGTCGCGTGACGGGTGCTTCGTGCGGATCAAAGCCAAGGGTTGCGAGCGTCGCAGCGAGCTTGAGGTTGCTAGTGTGGAATAGTTCTGTGTGGTCCATAATGTGTAAAAAAATTGGCTCCCATTAGCCGGGGAGCCGTCGGCGGGTAGAGGCGCGGGGCACTTAGTCGTCCATGGTTGCGCCGTACTGAGTGGCGCTAACCGAGATGGTCTTGAACTCCCCGGCGGCGGACTTCTCTTGGACGCTGTTGACGATCACGGTGCCGTCTGCGAGGCCGTACTTGTCGATGTCGTTGGACAGCGTGAGGAGGTTGCCGACTTGCATCGTCGCGCTGCCGTTGAGCGTGCCTTCGAGGGTGATCTCGGCTTGCTTGCCGGTGATGGCGACGGCGACAACTTCACCTTCCGCGTCGCGAAGCTCGGACTTGTTGGCGGTGACATTGCGGGAAAACGAGCTGAGCAAGATGCCGGTCTCGTTGGTGATGCCGAACTCCACGGAAGAGACGGACGATGCTTTGTAGATGGTGGCGGGCATGGTATTGTGGGGGTCTCCCACTGCCCGCGTGTCAAATCGCGTTGCGCGCTTAACTCTCCACCATGCCTAGTGTGAGGTTCACTTGCGACATCCAGCGGTCATTGCTCTGCGACTCATTCCATGTGTTGATGGATGCACCGGCGCAGTTGATACCTTCGGGAAAAAAGCCTGCCATGGTCTCGGCGTCGTTGAGGGTGCCGCGCAGGCTCGCAACAAGGTTGCGGTGATCGGTGAGGGCATCGGCCATGACGGATGGCGTGCTGACGATCAGCCGCACGGTGGCGATGTAGAGCGTAGGTGCCGGTGCGTTGATGTCCTCGCAGGCGACCATGATGAGCGGCGCGTCATTGGGGATTTCTTCATCACTCTGGCCGCAATGAATGGCGATGCCTTCGAAGGCCTCGAGGTCGGCGAGCCAGTCGCGCACGGATTGCTCAATCAAAAGGTTCATAGGTTGGAAATTGAGCCAGGGTGAATCGTCACGACATGCTCGCCCGGCGTGCTGATGGCATCGCGGACCTCGGTGATGGTGTACTTGCGGCCACCGAAGGTGAGTTGCTCGCCGCGTGTGGGTGCGGTGGTGAGAGTGGAACCGAGAAAACGCACGGTGTACTCACCGCCCTGGGCATTGCCGCCAAGCTCGAGCGAGAGCGAAAGCCGCACGGTGGAAATCACGACCTTGATGTCGGCATTGCGAAAACGAACCGTGACGCCGTGTGCCTCGTTTTGTACTGCCGCCGATTTGAGGCGGAAGGCGTTGATCGCGGCGGGGGTCATTCTGAATGCGTGTGTATGTCAAAAGAAGAACTCCCCACCGACGCTTGGCCGATGGGGAGTTGAACGCTACCGATGAGAATCCGAACCTTATGCGGACTTGATGATCGCCATGGTGCCGTCGGTGAGGCCTTTGGCTGCGCCGAACATAAGCTCGAGCGAAGCGTTGACCTGACGGTTGGCGGTCGAGCCCCAGACATTGTATTGCACCGAGAGACCGAGTTGGTCGAGGGTGACAACATCGCTGACTGCGAACTGAGCGCGCACTGCGTCGTCGATCGCAGGAGCGGCGGCGGCCATCACAAGGGCTTCTGGCGAGCAGCCGAAACCGATCATGTTGGTTTCACCACCGAAGCTCGAGGCGTAGTGGACACCATTATCGAAGCCGTAGGCACCGGCACCGAGGTTGATGGCGGTCGTGCTGGTCGGGATCAACTGCGAGTAGATCGTCGGGGAAACGACGAGGCCTTTGCGGGCGCTCTTGCTGATCGCGGCCCAGACCTTTGGCAGATCGCCAGAGGTGGCGGTGATGCCGGTGGCAGCCTTCGTCACAGCGGCTGCGCCGAAGTTGGCAACAGTAACCGGAGTGGTGGCGAGCGCCCAGATCTTGTCGGCGAGTGCGTCGAGCGAGATTTGGATCAAGCGCTCAAGGCGGTGGCCGTTTGCCAACTCTGCCGCAGTGATTGCGAAGGGTTGGAAGATGTGGTCGAGGGTGACGGTGCCTTTGCCCACGGTGGCGCTGCCGCCGGGCTCAAAGTTGGTCGGGTTGACAACAGTCGCGCCGGTCGCGGAAACGATCGGGACTTGGATGGTGTCCTTGGCCTTCTTGGCATCCGACGAGAAGTCGGTGGCGAAAAGGTTAAGGGCGGCGAGACGGTTGCTGAGAACCGTCTGTGCTTGTTGCGCGATTGAATCGGCAACAAGGGCGGAGTCGAATGTGTTTGGCATTGCGGGGGTGTGTTTGGGGTTGGTTTCGTGGTTCTCTCCGGCTCACGCCTTCGAAAGGGATGCGCGGTGTTTCCAGATCGCGGCCTTGTGCGACTCGAAGAGCGCGGATGCGGCTTTGCGGTCGCCTGCCTCAACGGCGGCGAGGTACTCGGCGACTGGGTCGCTCACTTCTGGCGCGGAATTTTCGATCACCGGCACGACGCGTGCGGCGGCGAGGCCAAGCGAACGCTCGAGGCTCGCGAGTGCGCTGCGCTCTGCATCGAGCTCGGCTTTGACTGCGGTCAGATCGCTCTCGGCTTTTTCAGCGCGGGCGAGCACGGCGTTGTACTTGGCGAAGATCGCGTCGGCGTGTGGCACGGATGCGACCGGCGCGGCAGGTGCAGGTGCTTCTTCTTCTTGAACTTCTTCTTCGGTAGCTTCGCTTTCGATGACCGCGTCTTCCGTGATGGCGACGGGTGTTTCTTCGGAAGCGGCAGGCTCGACGATGGTCTCATCGGCAGGGGCGATGATGACTTCCTCTTCGGAGGGTTTGACTTCTTGGTCCATATCCACGGACCGCGCTGTCAAATCGGATGGCGCGTTGCGGAACTTTCCGAGGCGCGAGAACTTGTTGGCGCTGGCAGCGATCGCGAGTGAGTCGGTGACTTCATCGACGAAGCCAGCGGCCTGCGCTTCTTCGGCGGAGAACCATGTCTCGGCATCCATCCACGCGGCGATCTGCTCTGGCTCTTGACCGCTCTTCGATGCGTAGGCGGCGATCATGCCTTCGCGGATCTTCTCGAGGAGTGCGGCTTGATCGCGCATCTCGTCGGCATCGCCCATCGCGACGCCCCACGGGTTGTGGATCATGTAGAATCCATTCGCCGCCATCTTGACCGGAGCGCCGGCGAGGCTGATGACGGTGGCCATCGAGGCTGCTAGGCCTTCGATCTGGACGGTGACGCCGCCGGGGTGACGCTTCAGCGCGTTGAAGATCGCGTTGCCATCGAAGACTTCACCGCCGGGGCTGTGGATCTTGAGGACGATCTCATGATCGGCAGGGACGCGCTTAAGGTCACCGATGAACTGCTTGGCCGAGACGCCGTAATAACCGATCTCGTCGAAGATGGAGATTTCGGTTTGGCGAACTTCAGCGCGGGCAGATAGGGCATACCAGGTCTTCACGCCGCAGCGGGCGTGTCAAAATTTCAGAGGTCGCCTTGACTGGGGAAAACATCGCCAACCTCGAGGCCTAGCTTGTCGCATTTCGCTTTGCGGCGAAGGTAGGTTTGCAGGATGTCGTCCTCCTCGGCTTCGGCATCGAGGCCGTGGAGGTTGCAGTAGCGCTCCCAGCTCATGTAGCCCTTGTCCATGAGGTCGCTGTACAGGCGGCCATCGCGGCCGTTGTCGACGGTGATTTTCTTCGGCGGGATGAACTCACAGCGCCACCAATCGTCGCCGGGGTATGGCAGGCGACCGGCTTGGATCTCTTGATAGATCCAGAACTTCCAGAATGGTCGGCAGAATTGGTCGACCAGCATTTGCTGGAGGCGCTCGAGGAAGTTCTGCGCGACTTCGAGCAGACCGCGGAACTCGGTGCCGCTCGCGCCGACAAAGATCATGAGTGCCTCGGGTGGCAGGCCGATGCCGCGCGCGACCTCGGAAATGACATAGCGGACGAACGGCTCGAACGATTGCCCTGGGTGTTCGTTCTTGAAGCTCTGGATCGACTCGCCCGGCTTGAGCTTGGGAATCAAGGTGCCGTTGTAGAGGCGCTCGGTGCTGAGGTCTTCGCCCTCGCTGGTGGTGATTTTTGCACCGAGGCCGATCTTGGCCGCTTCGTTGCTGGTGATCGAAAAGCCAATCTGCGCTCCGGCTTTGAATGCGCCCTTGGTGTAGGAGAGAATTTCCGAGAGGTCTTGCAGGTTGATCGCTGCGTTGTGCAGCCATGAAGCGCCGCGTGGGTAGCCTGCCCGGCGGATGTGGCGGAAGTGGAGCATGTCCTGCGCTGGAACATCGGTGTACTTGCCATTCGCGCGGTCGGTAATAACGCGGTAGGATATGGGTGCGCCAAACTGATCAAGCAGCACGCCGTCGAATGAACGGTCGGATGAGTCGGCGGTTGATCCGACTGCCTCGCCGCCGATGAAGCGGACGCGTGCGCCGCCGGTCTGGGTGGTGAGGAACTGTGCGAAGAAGTCACCATCGCAGGCGACTTGGCGGAGGATGAGGGATTGGGCGCCGTAGAAGTTGACTTGAGATGACGCATCGAATGCCCATGCCTCGGCGCAGGCGCGATCCTCGAAAGCGCGCTCGGCCATGCGGTTCCACTCGGCGTTCGCGGTGCGGGCCTTCGGGACAATGCCGGTGCCGACGGCACGCTGGGCAAGGTGCTCGATGAGGTAGGCGGCGACGCCGACATTATTGTACAGCCAGCGGGCTTTCTTCAGTAGCTCGAGGCGAGTCTGCGCGGGGAGCTCGCGGCGGGGTTCGACGGTGTTGAGAATGACGAGGCCGCGGTTGATTGAGTGCTCGGCAGCTTCAAAGGCAGCAGCCTTGGGCGTGGCGTTTTTCTTCGGGCGTCCTGCTCCGGCGCGCTTGCCGCCACGATTTGATTTTTTGATTTCGCTCACGATTGATTTCGGGTGTCAAAATCAAAGCGGCGATGAGTAGCGCGAGCGGTCGATGATCGCGGCAAGCTGACGCTCACGGCCTCCGTCGGTGAGCAGTTCTTCGATCGCTTGGAGTAAAAGCCACTTGGGGAAACTCACCTGCCCGGACGAGCTTGAGCCCTCGGTGCCGATGCTGGTGATGACGACTTCCTCGGTGGCGCTTGAAAAGACGGTGTCGGCCAAGGCCTCGAGCTCTTCGTTGGTCTTGGTCCGGCGGAGGTAGGACTTCACGCCGCTGATTTTCATGGATTCGCTCACGCCGACGGGCGGGTGTCAAAATGGCATAAAAAAACCCACCGGCGTTTCCGCGTGGTGGGTGGTGGGTTTCCGAAATGCTATGCAGTCCGATCAGGCGTTTTTCAAAATGTGCCATGCGATGTGGCACAGCTTGAGCGCGTCCATGAAGTGGTCGTCTCGGACATCCTTCCAGACATAGACTTGACCGGATGGCGTTTTGCGCGGGACTAGCTTTTGCCCGCTCAGTCCTGCGATGAACTCGGTGGTGACTTTCTTCGGGATCTTGAGCTCGGGCTTTTGGTCCTTGATTTTGTCGATGAACAGCTCGGTTTTGATCGCGTGGTCGACATAGGTGTAGAGCACGACGCCGGGGAAGTTGTCGATCGTGGTGCGGCTGATCCGCGTGCCGAAGGTGACATTCGCGCCCTTTGCAGGGTGAAAGAATCCGCCGGACTCTTGGCAGGTCGCATAGACGCGGAAGGTCGCAAAGCCGGAGTCGATCAAGCCGCACTCGGGCTTCACGATACCGCCGCTCGGTGTAGCATAGGACCGCAGTGGCGGATCGCGGAGAAGATCCTCGACTGAAAGCGTGGTGCCGTAGTCCAAGACATAGGATGATCCATCGGAAGCGAATGCGGTAGTGACCCAGTGCTGCTTGTCTTGCCCGACATCGGCGCAGGTGACGACATGCGCGGGTTCGTCGATCGGGCAGGTGCCGACTTCGTAGCTGCCGGAAAGGCCGAGGATCTTGGCGTCGCCGATGCTGGTCTCGACCTGCTCCCACGGCAGGGCCATGGTCGAGTTGGTGAAATCTTGCAGACCGTTGAGGGTTTCCGAATCGCGCAGGAACTTGACCGCCAGCGCGCCGAAGGTACAGGACCGCCATGGTGCGTAGAGTGAATTGAGGTGGAATGAGCGGAAGCCTTTTTGCGCCGATTCATTGGTGCATTGCCATTTCCCCTGCTGGAGCATTTCCATTTTCTGCCCGTCGTTGATCGAGCCGTGGCAGTGCTGGCATTCGTAGCGCGCGGATTCTTCGACCTGCGCCATGTTCCACTTGCCGTCGGCCTTGGCCTCGCGGTCCCACTTCACCTGCTCCCACAAAAGCTCGATGCGTTCCGCGCAATTCGGGCATGGCAGCATGAACTTTTCCTGCGTGCCTTTGAGGTATTCCTTCCAGATCGGTCCCTCGGGCGTGGTCGGTGTGCTGGTCTTTACGCGGAGGGCGCCGACGAAAGATTTCGTGCGGTTTTCGGCGAGGTGAAGGGCGCTGGTTTCCTTGTCGGTCTCGGTGGCGAACTTGTCGACCTCGTCGAGTAGTAGAAGACCGGCGGGGCGGCTGGCAAGGTTGGCCGGTGAGTTGGACCCGACAAAGACGAGCGAGCATCGGCTGAAGTGTTGCTCGAGGGTTTTGAATTTGTGGCGATCGGCGGGCTTTTGAGCCGAGAGCGTGGCGCTGTCATCGAACAGCGGCATCCATCGCGTTTCGGAAAATGATCGAGCAAGGCCTTCTGTCGGCATGACCCACACCATCGGCTGCGGCTTGTTGCAAATTCTCCACGCGGTCCCTGCTTGGATCATGGTGGTCTTTCCCGTTTGCGTTCCAAAGACGAGCACGACATCCGTCACATCGATGTCACCGAAGCACTCGAGCGGTTCGCGCAGGTACGGCGTCATCGAGACGGAAAAAGCGCCAGGCATTTGCGTCTGACGCTCGGAGAGAATCACCTCATCACTGCACCAATCGACCACCGACCGGCGATCGATCGGCGCGTAGATCGAGCGGATGTGCTCGCGCAGGGCTTCGGCGGCGGGGGTCATAGGGCACTCAAATCGAAGTCACTAGTTCTCCGACCATGCTTATCGATTATTTTTAGGAGAATTTCCGAAACGGTTTTTTGAACCGATAAAGACGGGTGCTCGACAACACATCCTCGCAAATCGCGAACCACTTGGCCCTCTTCACTAATTCGTTTCTTAGACTCCCTGAAATGCGACAAATTCTCATCAAAAATTTCAATGATAGCATCGGGGACTCCTTCATTGAGTAAATCTTTAGCCTTTTTTGAGCTCATGGCTTACCTGTATTGTTTGGGTGTTTTTGATGTGGTCGGCTTTTACCTCATTATATGGGCTTTGCTGTTCGATGTTAAGAAGTTCTAGCATTGGGCTATGATTGGCGCCTTCTGGAACCTCGTTAAATATCTCGTCAACAATAGTCGTCATAAAATCTGATAATGAATCATCTGTTGAAATCTCGATGTTTTCAAGTCTTGGGTTTTCGTTAAGATTCATTGAGGTGCGAGCGACCACTGACCAGTTTTCATTTCTAACAACAAAAAACTTCGCATGTGTTCTGATTGCACGAATTGAATCTTGTCCAAAACGCTTGCGCATGTGGTAGCAGTATTCCGGTTGGCGACTCTCAAATGATCTATCAATAACCATGCGGAGTCTTTTTATTTCCGCAGAGTCGAGAAGTGCTTTTGCTTTTTCCAAATGCGCATCAGCGGCTGTCCATGTTGAAAGATCAACATAGGCTGGGCCGGTCTGTTTAAGAACATGAACAAGCGCATCGATAAGACTAAATTGTCCAAATGTTAAGATGTAGATATCTTGGTTTTTTTTGAGATCGCCGATTGATTGCTCAGCTGTCAATGATTTGCTCAGACGAATATCTCTAGACGCTGTTTTTTTATGAACCCTGGCGGTTGCTGCGTTTGTTTTTTTCACTGTTTTTAATTCCTTTCTTTCTTCTATTAGACATTTCTGTCGCTCTTTGTGCTGCTGATAATTTTGACCAGCGTGAAAGAGCAGCTTTGCTTTGTTGCGTTTTTATTTCATGGCCACACTTGGGACATTTCATGTGTGAAATGTATCACGACACACGCGCATGTCAAAAGGAAAAGGAAGTTTTTTATAGGGTTTTTCGAATCATTTCTGTGAGATTGTCGATCCATTCAGCGAGCGCGTTTTCGATCGCTTTCTGGGGTTGGCCGTAGAGCCGAGGTGCGAGGGTCTTGGCTGCGATTTCGAGAGTCTGCTTCACCGCCACATGCGGGCGACCGGCGATCTCCTTGGCCTCGTCGAAGTAGAGCAGAATCCCCTCAGCGCGTTGCCACTCCTTGAAGTCGCGCTCGGCTTTGTGGCGGTTGTTCCTGGCGGCGATGTAGATCGAGTTGGCCTTTCGAATGTCCTCGATCGATCCGCCGTTCCGTTTGCAGAGCACCAGTTCGTTGTAGCCGACCTTTTCCGCCAACCTCGCCCGGCGAAGTGACTGGCGCGGGGTGTTGTCATCGTCATCCGGTTCGGGCGCGTCATGCGCTTGGGCTGTGACCGGCTGGGGCTTGGCGACCGGCGGCGGGGCGTCCATCACCTTTTTGTTCTTCCGGGGCTTTGGCTTCGCGTTCACCTCACGCCACGCCTGCGCTGCATCCACCGAAGTGGTCGGCATCCCCTTCTTCACGAACCGCGAAACGAGACCTTTGTCGATCTCGAGGGCTTTGCTCAGTTCCGTGATCCCCATGGCGAAGTCAACAAAGGCTCAAAAGTCAACACTCAGACAACTGACGAGAGTGGCCCAACACCAAATGAGCGCTCGCGCGTAGGAGACTCCCTAAATTTTTTCGAACGATCGTTTTCATTTCCCGAGAAGTTCGCGGATGCGTTTCGCTTGTTGCTCCATCGGCTCGAGAAGATCCAACGCTCGTTTGAGTCGGTCGTCATCCCATGTCTCGACCTCGCCGCTCATCTTGCGCTGCCAGAGCACGAAGGACTGATGGACGCCTTCGATGGTGACGATCGCCCTCGACTTGTCGGCAGGGTTTAGCGGCTCGGGCTTCACCGGTTCGGGTAGGCCGAGGCCAAGCTCGAGCTGCACCTCGGTCTCTGCCACATAGTCGACGCCCCAGCGATCGGAGGCGAACGATCGGGACTGGCTGAGCCAGCGGGCTGCGGACTTCTTGCAGACCAGCAGACTGCGGTGGATCTCCTCCCATTGTGACTGGGTGGTGTCGGTTGGGATGCTCAGCTCCTTGAGGCCGAGCATGTTGGTGTCGATGATGTTCATGTGTGGTTTCTACTTTGTGGATGTGAGCCGGGCGCGGGCTGCGGCCTTGGCTTTGGTGAAAGGGTCGGTTGCTTTGGCTTTGTAGGTCTCGCGGGTTGAGTTCGCTTTGCGGTACTTGGTACAGTCGAAGTTCGTGTCATTGCCGCTCAGGATGTCGCGGATGCCGACGACATAGTGGCTGATCAGCGCGCGGGTGACGCCAAGCTCTCGGGCGATTTCGGCCTGCGATTTCTTGCCGTTGAGTTGATCAAGGCCGGATGCCAGGGCAAGGGCGTGAATGGTGGCGGGTAAATTATTGGATTGGAGGAGCAGGCCGATGACTCGGGCGAGGATGAGCGACTGGTTCCTGATGACCGCATCCTCCCGCATCGCGATGATCTTGCGCGCCTGATAGATCGAGACACCGAGGTCGTCTGCAATGATCTCCTCTTCGGTATCGATCTCAGCAGCGAAGTCGGGCGTGTAGCTCGCTTGGTTCTCGTGCAGCATTCACATCCCATTTGTGGGGTTTGTTTGAAATCGGCAAAAGGTTTCATCCTATTTTTACATTTTCTGTTTTTTGATAGGATCGAAGAACTGGGCGAGCTCCTCCCGGCTGATGGTTGGCCTCGATGACACCGGCATCGGGATCGTGTTAGGCGGCGGTCGTGATGCCTCTTGCTTCTTCCTCCAAGCGGAGGCGTGAGTCCAAACATCCGATGGCTTCTCAAGGAACTTTGATCGGCTTCGAGGTTGCCATGCTGGGACTCCATCAGGAATGCGAGCGTGCATGTAATCCTTCATCGTCTGCCATTGGGCCGCTGTTAGCTCAGAAAGGCACCGTGACGCCTCCGCAAGAAGTTTTTGCTCCGTGTATGCCAAAGGAAGCTCCCAGCCGCTCCTGAGCGATCTGACGCGCTTTTCAAGATCGAGCATCGATTGAGCGTTTGCGGTGGGCATGTTGTCCTCGTAAAAATCCTCCGCGCTCTCGCTCTCCTCCCCTTGGGGGGTAGGGGGGAGAGTTCCATTCCTTTCCTCTTCCTTTCCTTTCCTTTCCGTTGGGTTTTCGCTTGGGTTTCGCTTGGGTTTCGCTTGGGTTTCCGCTTGGGTTTTGGGTCTTCCACCCTTGCTGCCGTTTGCTTTCGCGGCCTCGATTTTGGCTTCAGATCTAGCTTTTCCGCCCCTGTGTCCACTCTCACGGTTGCGTTGAATCTCTTCCTCCTTCTCCGCCGGGTAGCCCCAGATGGTTAGATTTTCGCCATCGAATGACCAGAGATCACATTGGTCGTCCACCTCGGGTTTGGTGACGCCGCAGGTTTGTTGCCAGCGGCGATCCTTCCAGCTCGCGCAGTCCGGTATCACTCCCCCGTTCTCCTGCTCAGCGCAGTAGATCATGAGGTTGAGCCATGTGGCACGCTGGACAGGATCGCAGCCGACATACTCCGGCGAACGAATCACTGATGTTTGTAGGTTCAGCCAGTTCATGTTGGATCAGAATGGGATGTCGTCTTCTTCATCGCTGATCACCGGTGCCATCGCTTGACGGCTCGGGCCGCTTTGCTGTGGTGCTGGGCGTTGCTGGTATGCACCATCCTGCTGCTTCGGCTCGTAGAAAGCGATCCAGCCGCTCCACTCGGGATTGGTAGGAAGTGCATCGAGCTTGAGCGCCATGCGCCCGTCGTTGCCTTCCATCACCGCTCCCACGGTGAGGTATCGCTTTTTCTTTTCGCCTTGCTTGTTAGTGTATTCGCCGATGGTGGCGACTGCGTCGTATCGTTTTGTCATGTTGTTGTGGGGTTGGGGTGAGTGTTGAATGGTGAATGGCGGGACGATGTGGCCACATCTTTACGGCGTCCGGGTTTCCAAGGTTGCGGGGCTCGCCCATGGCATCTGCCATCGCTTGCGATTTTATCCCCTCCCGACCTCGATGTGCTGGCGGCTGGAAAATCCTACCCAAACCAGTCATCCGTGTCGCGACGCCGCCGCCATTCACCAAAGGTTTTCAGTGCAGCGTCGGGATGTCGTCCTCGAAGTCGAAGTACTCGCTGATCTCCTGCATGATCGCATTGTGAACAGCGCCTTGGATCTGGATTTGATCTGGATCTTCGTCGTGCTTGTGGGCGCGGTGCCAGCCGTATTTGATGCCGTTCTCGACGGCTTCGCTGAGGACTCGATATGTTTTCGGTTTCATGTGTTTATGGGGTTGGTATGGGTGAGATGAGAATCTTGATGCCGGGTTCATTGCCCCAGTACTTCGCGACTCGGAGGTCAGCGACCTGTCCGTCATCGGCGTAGAAGTTCGCCTTGGTGAGAACATCGCCGACGAGCTTGACGAGGTTGTCGGCATCGGGGCGCTTGTCGTTCGGGATGCGCCCCCATTGCTTCCGGCGTTTGCCTTCGGTCTTGCGCCAGGGGAATGTAAAATCGACTTGCAGCAGGATCGGGCCGTCGAGAGGCTCGGTTGGTGCGTTCGGTTTGATGAGTGTCATGAGATCGGCCTCGGCCTTGGCGTGCTCCTTCTTCGGAAAAAACCTCGGCTTGCCTCCGACCATGACCAATCGCTTGGTCTGCGAGGTCGCTGTCGGTGGAATCATGGGCAGGAAAAATTCGATCATTTGTTGAGTTTCTTTCTGAGCCAAAACACGGCGGCGTAATACGCGATGATGAGGCCGAGGGTGATGCTCTTGGGTGTGCGTTTAGGTTTCATCGTTCAGCATCTTGAGGTGAGTGATAGCTTCGCCGATTTTCTGAAGGTCGAATGACCGGCAGGATCGTATGTAGTTCGGGGAGAATTGCCGTCCCTCATCGGTTTCTTCGACGATCTCCAGCAGGGTGATGATCGTGTCGGTGTGTCGCCGGTATTGTTCGAGCTTGTCCTTGAGCTCGCGGCACACGCTCGACACCCGGCAGGCGTAGGTGATGCAGTTGTTGCGCTCCTGATAGACGGATGCGACCGCCTCGTCATAGACCGATGAGTCATTGTCGTGGTCCGGCGACATGAACGGATTGTCGTCGTGCGGCCACTTGGACTCGCGGCGGTACAGGCCGTTGCGCACGCGTTGCTCTTGCCAGTGAGTGAGGTAGATCTTCTCCCACTTGTTGTTTCCCACATAAACCTCGTCACCATCTTGGAGTCGCTCGCCGCTCCGCAGCATGCGGCCATAGCCGGGCTTCCACTCGACGCCCTTCGGGTGCCATTCTTCCGGCTCGGTGGTTTCCTTTTTGCGAAACGCGGCTTCGTAGTTGTCGCGGTAGGCATCGCCGTCCACCGGGCGCGGGGCGTCTCCTTTACCTGCGCTCACTGCGGGCCTCCTTTCACTTCCTCGACCGCTTTGCGTAGCGCGGCGATGTAAACTCCGGTGTGTTCCACCTGTTTCCAGAATGGCGTTTTCCAGCGATCAACCACGGCAAGCGCAGCGTCTGTTAGTCTCCCCAGCTTTTCCATGGCCTCAATCGCTTCGTCGATGGCTTCTCCTATTCCCCGCGGATCGGGTTGTTCCATATCCTCATCTGACCTTCGCCATAAGTTGAAATCACGCAGGGTTTGGATGGTTTTTTGAATGTCACTCATCGCTCCCTCCTTTCCATTTCTTAATTGTTTTTAGAAATGCTTCAGCGCGTTGGGCTGCGGTTGCCATATACATACAGTTTCTCCCTTTAATTGTTAGATCGCAAAGCTCGTTAATATATCGACAATACAGTGCAGTATCAAATACCTTCTCCGCTTCGTGCATTGCGTTGAGGTCGTTGCAGTAGTTGGGGAGGTGATAAGCATCACGGTCTTCTTGTGGCTGTGTTCCCATCCATTTACCGTGGATAGAATTGTAGCGAATAGAGGTCCACCCACACACTTCCGCAATTGCTATGTTTATTTGTTCGTTAGTCATCGCTCCCTCCTTCCACGGCTTCGAGGGTGTTCCATAAAATCCTGTCAACAGAATCACCAGAAGTCAGTTTAAGCTCATCTCTGTGTTTTCGTATTGCCTCAGCCAGCCTGTCGCGTTGCTCTGTGACCCGCATTGCCGCCAAAAGCGGTCCTTCATGTGCAGTCGCGCCCAATGCTCTCCTAGCATCTTCGATAGTCGCCCTGCATTCGTTATATCCGATGAGGGCGGCATCACGCTCTTCTCTTGTCTTTTTCCAAGTGGCAATAGCTTCGTTTGCAAGTGCGCGCTCGCGTTCCACCTCGCGTTTGAGTTGGACATTCTCCCGCTGCGTTGCGCTTGCGTAGTCCCAGATCGTTCCCGCTGGGTCCATCATCTCGCATCCGAGATCCTTGTTTTGTTGGATTTGCTTTGCCTTCCACTCGTCGCGTTCAGCCCTCACATCATTGAGTTGCTGCTCTTGAACTTGGAAAAGCCCACGGCGAAATTCCAAGTCAGCTCGCACCTCATCGAGGGCGGAGTTGAGTCGATTGACCTCCACCTTCAGCGCCGTCTCGCGGTCCAAAACGGATCGCATGATCTTGCACATCGATGTGATCGAGATGTGATGGCTCGCGCGACCGCCGCAGCACCCGCAGTCATAGTCCCTCTCCACGGGCATCGGGCGCAGGCAGGTAGGGCAGTCCCAGTAGTCGTCATCAGGCTGCTGATTTTCCTCTTCGTACATGTTTTTGTTTCTTGGTTAGCTTGTGCAAAACCTCCGAGCGTATCGGCGCGTACTTCGTCACGAACTCGTCGAGCGCCTCGGCTACCTTGTCGGTGTACTCATCCCATTTCTGGCAATGGACGAATGGCTCGGTGCCTTCGTTGTAGGAAACGAACCACCACTCCCGCAGGCCGGTCACAACCATCGAGCCATGGACTTGCGCCCGGTACTGCTCCGGCACGCCGCCCTCGTAATGGTAGAGCGCATGGTTTTCTATCAGCGGACACTTGATCTCGACGCCGCAGATAGGCTTCGGTTCGACGACATAATAAGAGTCGCCGTTTTCATCCGTACCAAGCTCGCCTTCGTCAAAAATCAGCGCATCGGGTGAGCAGCCGAGTACCGGGTTTTCGTCCTTGGTCACAAATCCGACGGTTCGGACATCGAGGCCGCTCCACTCGGCAAACCAATCACGCGCCACCGGCTCCAGCTCATGGCCGCGATCGGTGTGGATGTTGCCGAGGAAGGCTGGG